CACCCGTGTTTGCACTAAACCCTTGCATACCCGGGGTAGGTACAGAACCAGTCCCAATGTTACCACCACCAGAACCTGTCGTGTCGTGAACTTGAACCCCAGCAGGGGGTTGGCCCGGCTGTTGTCCTTGTGGTGGCTGTGGCTGCGAGGCTTGGAAGGTCTTGAGGATCTCAGCCTGCACAGCAGCACGTTGCATGGAGTTAGCAACCTTGTCTGGGTCAAGGTCCATCGACTTAGCAATCTCACGGACGATATAGTCCATACGAGCAAAGGGTGCCAAGACTGGGTTCTGTACCACACCAAGGAACTGCATCAGGCGTTGGCTACGAACTTCATTAGCCATCAGGGACTCAGTGCCTGCTGCTTTAACTTCCAAGTCACCCTTGATCTCTGGGTCAAAGTCAAACTGCATGTTGAAGCTGAATAGAGCCTTACCAAGAGGAGCAAGCAAGTAGTCGTCAATGTTCTTGACTACAGTACGGATAGAGCCGTTAGCAGCAGACATAAGCATAGAGATGCCGGATGCAGTACGACCTACGCCAGACACACCAGTCTGACCGTGAGCAAAGGATGGGAAGCCAGTGGACTCATCTGCAAGCACACGAGCCTTGTCAAACATCTGCATATTCTCGTTGGAGATGTTAGGGAACTTCGTGCCAAAGATTGCCTGACCGGGGGCACCACCCTGACGACGGAAAACTTTGCCCGGGTATACTTCAAGGTCTTGTCCGGGAACAAGGTTAGTCTCGTCAACTTCAATCAGCAGGTTACCGCTGAGTGCTGCGTTGTCAACAGCCATACGCATGAAGCCATTCATCAGCGTCTGAGTGTCGTCCATGTTCTCTGCAATACCAACACCCCACAAGGAGTAAGGGTTGATCTCGTATGGCACAGCATAGTATGGGATAATGGTTGGGGTGAAGGGGTTCATAACAAGACGGAGTACCCGACCGTTGCAGACCCAGATATTTACAGAAATCTCAGACTTGCTCTTAAGCTCTTTTGGGATTTCTACCCCATGCTCTTTGAGAAGGTCTTGGTCTACGTTACCCCAGAACTCCAAAACTTCGTAGCGCTCTGGAACCTGACCCTGAGAGTCATCATCCATTGCCATTTCCCACCAGTCTTTTGTATAGTCTGGGCCAAACTTGACTGCAGTCTCAACTTCATTCTTGCGGAAGAATGGACGATTGACAAGCTTACGGAGTTCACTACGGGACATCTTGTGACGCTCAATGACGTACTCTGCCTCGTCCATAGTGGCTGCATCAGGGTCTGGATAGAAGTTCCATACAGACACACTCGAAACCATTGGTACAGTCTTAACCAGTGGGTCGTAATTACCAGCATCATCCCAGCGTGGATACTCTTTATCTACAGCAAACGGACCCTTCATAACGCCAGTACCAAAGAGTGCACACTCAAAGGCAGCAGCACGAAGATGCTTCTTTGCATTCGACTCATCAAGCTGGTCGTGGATTTTCTTTTCCATCTTTTTGGCTGCAATCATGGCGGGCTCAAAAGTAATCTGGGTAGGAGTACCACCGGGACCGGGACGTACATCCTGAATAGGCTCAAGCTCTTTTGCCATTGCACCAAGCCGTGCTCGGAACTCAGGCATAGTCTCACCGGGCAGCAGTGGCTCAAGCTTTGCAGACTTCTCGGCTTTCTTAATCTCATCATTGGTCTCAATGTGAGCAGAGTCTACAACACCGTCTGGAAGAACTGTTGGGTCGATGGTGATTGGGAACTTGTTGCCACCAAGGAGAACCTCAGTCATCTGGCCAAAGGCAGCAAGGACTTTCGTCTTAGTTACCTTTACAAAGATACGAGACTTCTCAGTGCTTGTGAACTGAACGGTCGAGTCATACAAGCCACGGTAGTTCCGGTAGGCCGTAATCCAACGAAGCTCATCCCCCTTCTTGGCAGTCTCTGCCTTGCTGAAGCGTTCCTTCACATAGGATACAATACTTCCAGCAGAGGTGTCCTGAGGCACTTCACCTTTAGTGTCCTCAATAGCCAACATCTCAATGCTGTCGGGGGTGATATTCTTTTCAACCATTGTTCTATCCAATTAGAGTTAGTAGCCAAACTTACTGTCAGCCATTTGAAAGCCAGTCCTGCCCATGTTAGTGTCATAGTCTTGCAGGCCGCTACGTGGTCTCGTCATCACACCATACCGCAGAGCATCATACAGGTGGTCTTCTGAATGTGTGTCCACATCTTCTGAGTTTGTTTTGCTGAGTGGAAGGGCTGGAAGTTGTGAGATAAGGTGCTTACAGGTATCAAAGATTACCATACGGGGTTCGTCAGTGTACTCATCAACCTGAAGCCTGCGGTGAACTTCGTTCTTTCCTGCAATGCGGGAGCCTTTGCTCCTGTCCGCCGGACGCCAACGACACCCCTTTAGGATCATACGCTCAGCAATACTAGGGCCAGTGTCACCACGCTTATGCCACAAAGAAGAGTCCAGTACTCCATAACGCATTTTCTCCCCATACTCAAGTTCTAGGACTTTATCCGCAAGATCTTCTGCAAGTACTTTAGAGACATACAATTCACGATATACCACCAACTGATCGCTGGGAGATACTGCGAACCAGAGTACGCCACTATAAGAACTATATCCATAATCTGCTGCACGGAACCTTGGCCAGTTACTTGGGATGTCGAAGGGTTCAATTACGTGAACCTTACGATTAAACTCTGAAAATGCTGCGCCCTCTGCAGTATCCCAGTTACCCTCAAGAAGCATCTTCCTCTGGTGCTCTGGTAGAGACAGTAGGTTGGCTTCATACATACCATCATCAGCGAGGTATGGGTTGTCAAACAAAGTTGCAGGGATAAACCTGCGTTGAAAGAGTGGCTCACCCTCACGAGCATGGCCCTTAGGCCACTTGAGAACATCGCCTGTCTCTGGGTCTGTAGCCCAGAAGGCTCTGCCGGGCATCTCAGGGTCAATGAAGGCCTTCTTCACCCAACTATGACCTGCACCCCCCGGGTTCGTAGTGGCCCTCTGGTAGAGCTTGAGGCCACTGTCACGGGTAGTACGAAGACGAGACCGCATGTAGTTCCAAGCATAGGGGCTTGCCCACTGAGTAAGTTCGTCGAACCCAATCCAGTTGTATGCCTGACCCTGATAACGAGTAACGTCATCGTCAGCATCAAGGTAACTCATCCAGAGTGTTGCACCCGAAGGAGCCACCCAAGTCTTGTCCCGTTCAAGAAACTTGATTCCGGGAATAGCCCGGGGGTAAAGCATCTTAGACACAGACACCAGTTCCCGAAGTTCCTCTGTAGACTTACGGACCAAGAGCATCTTGGCATGAGGGTTGTTCAGATAACGGACTGGGTCAGCAAGCATAGCATAGGACTTACCACCACCAGCAGCACCACCATACAAAACTTCCTGCTCACTAGCAGAAAGGAAGTAAGTCTGAGGCCCTTCATTGGGTTGGAAGATAACCTCTTGGGCCTTCTTTACGTCAATCTTCTCCGGCTTCGGCTCCGCTGGGAGTGTCTTGGGTAACTCTTGGGGGGAGTCCTCCAATTCTACCTTCAAGCTTTTCGGCTTTGGCAAGCGCTTCTTTGTACCTTTCGGAGAGGTAACGCTGGTTTGCAGCCTCTGACTTACGCTTCTGTTCAAGTTTAACCCTCTTAAATAGTCCGACATGGGAGATCATTCTCCCACTCTGCTCACTCAGCCAAGCTGCAACAGCCCTGTAAGAGTAACGCTTCAAGTGCTTCTTAGCCTGTTCAAGAAGTTCTAGTTCGGTAGTTACAGGCAGTAGAATGTCTCTGTCGTCTGGGTCTTCTTTGTACCCAAAGGGAACTTGTTTGCCTACACGAACAACTGGCTTCCACTCGAAGTGGTCACCATTGTCGATAGGTTTGGGTAATTTCCATTCTTTTTTAATTCTTGCCATAGGTACTATGTACTATATATTTTTGTCTATGTCAATCATTATTCTTCGCAGGCAGGATAAAGAGTGGGGTGTCACTCTCAATCTTAACTTCATCCTTAGCCTTGAAGCCACCACGATCAAGCAAGTCCTTGGCTGCGGCCATCTTCTCTTTATTGCCGAGGGCAGTTGGGTCAGTCATAACTTCATACATACCGTATGCAGCCCTCACGCCAACACGGGCAATAAACTTCTTGGTCAAGTCTGCGACCTCATCCTCAAGACCCTCAACGATCTCTCTGGTAGAGTAGTTGTCGCTGTAGCCTGCAAGTTTCTTTGCAAGAACAAAGTCACCACGGGCTTCCTCGAAGAGAACCTCAAGGAATGCTTTTTGTTTTTCAGTAAGGTTTCTAGCCATTTGGGTTCCTTCCCGATAGATGTTACCCTACGGGCAAAAATGTTTCCGAGACTGTGCACAGCCCATCTAGATGACAGCTACCAGTTCCGGGGATTGTGATGTTAAGCTTATCCCCAGACTCCAGTACAAGGGTTGCGCCAGTGAATAGGATACTATCACCAGCAACCAGATTCTTACCCCCAACAATGTGTACCCCATGTGCACTTGAGACATCCTCCCAAGTAACATCAGGGCTTACATTCCCAAGGACATTGTTAATCATCAGCATAGACACCTCTGCCTTACAGTTAGAGGGGCAGGTATATAGAGTGTAAACTGTACCACGCACAGTACAGTTCACATTATAACTTTGTGTACGGGATGACTTTACTGGGTTATTAACAATCACGGCTTAGCACTTACCCTTCTTGGTCATGCCACCCTTAGACATACCCATGACAGCGTCTGCATTTTTAATGTCTAGCAAACCCTTTTTACTATCCTTAAAGTTAGAGCTAGGGCTAAAGATACGGTCTGTCCATGTAAGTGGTAGGCCCTTAGCCTTACGTTGTGCGGGAGACATAGCATCGTACTCTTCTTTTGTTACACTACCCATACGTGCTCTTGTGCGTGGGGAGTTTGTTACACCCGGACCCTTGTCTGGAGTAGGACTCATATTGCGGGCTGGCATTGGTACCGAAGACTTTGGCTTCTTGGCAACTGGACCAGTGGCAGGAGTACCACCAAGGCGGACTGGCGTAGTCTTTGGGTCTTTAACCTTGCCTGCAGTGCTTCTGGAGGCACCACTAAGTGCTGAGTCTGGTTTAGGCTTAGGGGACGTAGCTGGGGTAGTCGAAGCTTTAGTGGCAGGCTTATCCTTTGGTACAGGAGACTTCATTGGAGCAGCCGAGGATTCACGACGAGCGCCAGCCATAGACTCTTTCAAGTTAGGGCCTTTGGTCTTACCACCACCAAGAAGCTTCTCACCGAGCCAAGTGTCTTTGAAGTTCACCTTGCCGTCGTTATTTACATCTTTAAGTTTCTTGGCCATGTTATTCCTCCATAGAGTCTTCAGACTCAGCCATTGGGTCAGCATTCTCCCACGCCATGCAGACTCGCAAGTTGTGGCAAATGAAATCAAATTTTTTGCAGAGGCCTCTGCCACCACCAGTCTCATCAAACTTGTTGAATGGAACCTGCTCCAGTGCCTTAAGCATCTTAGGGGTGTCAACAAAGTACTCACAGTTAGCACACAGTCTGCGACGAGCCTCAGGCTCCGTAACATCCCACACCTTTGACAACTTTTCCCAGTAGGGTTTGTTGTCACCGGGCTTCTCAGAGCCTACCTCAGGCCCCAAGTTCCAGTATTCTGCAAGCCACTCAGTGGTTGCTAGGTTTTCTTTTGCTGTAGGTACTTCCTCTTCAGGAAGCATGAGGCCGAACTTCATCATGTTACCACTTTTCCTTGTCTGCCCAGTAGGCTGCGGACATCTTGCCCTTGGCAATGTTCTTGGCATGTCTTGCCTTGAAGGATGCCCTCTTCTTTGCCATCTTGTCAGACTCACCAGCCTTAGGAGCACCAGCAGTAGAAGCACCCTGCTCACCAAAGCGGATAGTCTTTACCTTGTCACCCTCTTTAGCCACCACAATGTGGGACTTTTTAGGGTGGTCTGGTGTTCTCTTAGGCCTATTAAAGCCAGCAACACCTGCTCTTGCCAGCCTTGGGTCTTTATCCGCCATCTTTCTTCCTCTTGAAGAGACTAGTGAACCATCTAACTATCTCACTCGGTGATGGTAGCAGCCAACCAAGCAATAGTACAAAGATAATCCATGGTGGTACTTCATTTACTACAATCTTATCAACCGATTCAGTACGAACCTTGGTAGTCTGGGACTGAACTTGCTCAATCCTACCTGAACTACCCTCAATCTTCTGGTCCCCAGTAGCAGTAGAGCTACCTATCGTCTGGACCGCCTGCTTCGCCACCTGTGTATTCGCTGCTACGTTGGGGCCTCCGCCTGTCAGGAGCTTCAGAGGGCCGCTGCAACTGCTTAGAATAAGAATCGAGGCCAAAAGAAGCACCGAGAAACGCAAAGACTGGCCAGACAAGGATCTCAACAAGGTTCGCATCCTTTACTTCTACTACGTATGCCAGCCAAATCAGTAGGATTACGGCTAGTTCACGCTTGTAGGTCTTCATTTCTTGGCCATAGACTCTACTGCAGTACGGATAGCCTTGATATTCTCGTCCATTCTGCCCATAGTTACAGCCTGAGACTGTACAATTTCTTCCAAGGAAGAGATACGAGTGTCCTGACGGAGCAACTCCTTGGCATTAGCATCCACATCATTACGTAGACTTGCCACAAACCAGATCAGAGCAATGGTCTGACAGGCAATAGCAAAGATCAGAGTGAGTGGAATGGACTTTGACAAGTGCCACTGGCCTTCTTCAAGAGACATTACGGGTAGCTCCGACGGGTTAGTTGCCAGTGGGGTGCGTCAGGGAATGTCTGCCAGTCCCCACCCCATTCAATATCTACGTTCAATTCTTTTGCTGCTTGCTTCATGGCATCCTCCATGGGAGGATAGTCTTTCCAGTCCCAAGAAATTGGGTAGGGACAGATGTCAACTGCATGACCAGTGATGTGACGGGAGTTGAGGGTCTTGGACTTACCAGTAGCATAGAGAGTCTTCTGTCGTTCTAGGGTACGAAGTCCCTCAAGGACTGTGAAGTCAGCCTCAGTGATCTCAATAGCCCTGTCAACGTCAGACACAAGTGCAGGGTGAACACCCTTAAGTCTCTCCCTTGAGGTTGGTCCTAGTACGAAGCTCATTCCCAGTCTCTCTTTTTATCTGGATCTA